TGGCAATCTTTAACAGTAATAAAAAAAAATTAGTATGAGCGCAAATATTTTATTTATTGGGGAGGCACTTTTGAAAAGTCGCACAGGGATGAGCGACAATATAGACGGCAAACAATTGAAACCGCAAATTAAATTGGCGCAGGATATGTATGTTCAATCGGCTTTGGGCAGTACATTATATTTGCGTTTACAAAGTGGAATTGAAGCCGATAATTTAGGCGCAAATGAAATCACTTTGTTAAATAATTATGTGACTGATTGCTGTATATGGTACACAATGTCATTGCTTCCGATGGCCTTAGGGTATCAATTTTTTTCTAAGGGAGTATTACAAAAGACAGCTGAGGAAAGCAACACACCAAGCAGGGCCGATCTTGAACTAATTTCAAACCAATACAAAGAAACGGCGGAATTTTACAAGCAAAGATTAATAAATTATTTACGTGAAAATTATTCACTTTATGCAGAATATTTTTCACCTGGAAGCGGTTACGATGTAATTTTCCCGGAGTCAAAAGCATATACATGTCCCATTTACTTAGGTGACGTTCCCGGCTTTACACGTACATACGGAAACAACAGCGCAGGCGGCACACCGCTAACGGTTTATGTTACTCCCGATGCAGGTTTATCACAGTTTTATGTTAGTGAAATTGCAAACAAAATTGTGGTAATTGCAACACGTAGCGGACAAGTAAAAGGAATCACAAACGCCAACACGACAAACACAATGTACCTGCAAATAAACGGAAATATTGTAACTTTGCCGGTGGGAGATTTAACCCAAACAGGCGAACTATTTACTTTCACTTATAGATAAAAAATGTATAAAAAAAGTTTAATCGAAAAAGTATTATTTCATGACCTACAACCAATTAGTAATAACATTGCAAAGCCTGTTGAGCAGCCACGCAATGATCAAAACAGTAAAGCACACAACGCCAAAGGAATGGCTACAAAGGGAATCACAGCCGGTGTTTCCAATAGCAACATTCAACATAAACACAGGCAGCCTTAACGTTGGTGCGCAACAAGTTTACACGGTACAATTTTTCTTTTTAGACAAGTCAGGACTTGAAGCAGAATATGAAACCGATGTGATAAGCGACCAAATCCAAATAGCCTCGGACATTGTTAATATTATGCGCATTGGAAGCAATGCTTATTTTATAGACGATAACATTACATTCAGCGCGATTAGCGACAAATACGAGGATTATCTTGCCGGTGTTGAGCTAACTATAAATATAACTACTCAAAGCGATTTTAGCGCATGTGACGCACCATTAAATTAACGACATGAAAAAATTAATCTTACTCCTTTTTTTACTTCCATTATTTGCCGGTGCGCAAACATATCAGTCAATGCCACAAGCAGGGTATGGTCCTGTAAAGCGAATGTTATTCGATAGCGTTTTAACTTTGCCTTTAGGCATTACTAAACTGCAAAATATAAGCGGTGGGCGTGATGTAGGGCAAATTCGGTATAATGTTATTGATTCAAGCATTTACACTTATAGCGGCACACGCTGGATAAAATCGGGCATTGATACAAGTACGATTTATTATAATCTAGGACTGAAATTAAATATTTCAGATACGGCAAACATGATGGCAGCCGCCCCGAGGGTTCAAAGGTTTTTGGATTCTGTTGCAAACTTGAAAAGTTCGATTGATTTAAAATTGAATAAAACGGATACGGCATCATTGAGTAACCGAATAAATTTAAAGGTAAATATTACAGATACGGCCGCAATGCTTGCACCTTATACGCTTACAACTACCACGGCGTTAAAATTAAATATTGCAGATACGGCTGCCATGCTTACACCCTACACTAGAGCCACGCAAACGGCATTAAAATTAAATATAAGTGATACGGCAAGTATGTTATCGGCCTACACAAGATTAACCGCTAATGCGCTTAAATTGAACATATCCGATACCGCAAGTATGTTAACCCCGTATTTGCGGAAAGTAGACACTACAAATAAATTTATCACTTCGGTATTTAGAAAAACTGCAAGCGATTCGGTATTTTTTGTAAAGGGCGGAACAAATAATTTTGCCTTTAAAGATAGTGCAGGAGGGGCAAATATTGGCAATTCTAACTTAACATTAACGGGCACTAGAACGTTAACAAATGCAGGGTATCAACTTTCTTTTTTAGGCGGCTTTGAGTCCGCTGTAAATTTTCAAAATGCGTTGAAACTTGAAACATCCACAACGGCAAAGGAAAGCATAGAATTGGAGTTAAATAATACCTACACAAGCACGGGCAAAAGATTTAGATTTAGGAATTTGGCGGCAGGTTATATGGATTTAATCGGGGCGGCAAATAATAGAATAATGACATTCAATTCAACTCCATTCGTGACTGTTGGCGCAACAGTTACAAGGATATCAGATGCAATGTTTTCGGTATATGGCAGCATTGCAACAAGTCAGGGAATGCAAATCACGGGAAGCATTACAAGTCCTACAGGCAGCGGAATCGAATTAGAAAACCAAGGAGGCACGACCTACTTTACAAGTTACAACCGTGCCGGATCATGGCTACCTTCTATTTTTCGTTGTGGCGAATTAAACATCCAAAACGGTGGCACACAATCGGCAAAGGTATATACTACGGGTAATTGGGTAATTCAAACAGGTGGAAGTTATTCAGACAGGGGATATAAACTACAAGTGACAGGAACGGCGGAGGCAACACAGTTTAAAATATCAGCATTAAACACCGCTCCTGCAAGCGCAACAGCTACGGGCGTATTGGGGGAAGTCAGGATAACAGCAGGATTCATCTACGTTTGCACCGCGACAAATACCTGGGTAAGAACCGCATTAACAACATGGTAAAAAATTAAACTTAAAAATATGAAACAAATCAACCCGGTAGCCATGTGGGTAAATGGCAGCAACGTGAATGCAATTTTTATTAATCTGTATTCGATTAATGACAACTTGAGCAACTCGGCAACATTTTATTACGCACTTTTGAGCGCAGAAAATGAAACATTGGCAGCCGGAAACCTTACTATATCAGGCGAAGATTACGAAGTTTGGGGCGCAAACGAAGATGTGAATTTGGCAGCTTTTGAGTGGGCATGTACTAAATTAAATTTAACATTGGTATAATGACTAGCGAAAAAGTATCAACAGCCGTCGGCATGATCACAGGTTTAACTTGCAAGGTCATGTTTGAGGACATGGCCATTGCCGTACTCACTGCATTCGCAACAGGCGGAGCGGCCTATATTGGCCAAATATTTATCAAGTATATTCACTTATTAATAAAGCAAAAATTATATGAAAAAAGTATTAAAAAGGCTGCAAAGTAAAACACCCGATTTTTTCAAGCGGCTGCAAATTGTGGGGGGTAGTATGGTTACTCTTTGCATCGGCATTTCCAATATTTCGGGCATTAGTGAAAAATTACTATCTTTGAGTACAAACGGCATTATTGCAGGCGGCGTAATGATTTTGGTTGCGCAGTTTGCCGTTGATAGTTCGGCAAACATTAAAGTAAAAAATTAACCCCCAATGTAGAAACATCGGGGGAAACCAAAAAAAAACTATGTCAACTGTAGAATGCAAATTTAAACAAAAATTATGAGATACTTTATATTAATACCTATATTTTTATTTTCGTGCCAAAGTGCAAATAAACTTTTAAACAAAGCAGTAAAAAAGGATAAGGCCGAAGTAGCAAAACTTACGCGGGAGTTGTTCCCGTGCGGCATAATTGCCCGAGATACGACAGTAGTAATTGATACATTAACTAAGTTTGTTGAATGCCCAGAAAGCGACATTATAACCATTGTAAAGACAGATACCACTATTGATACCATTGTATTAAGAAAGACGGTAAAAGTGGCTGTATTAACCCCACAACGCACACTATACATAACGCAACGCTTTGAGGATTCAGCAAAGATTTATTTGCTGCAAAATCAAATAAATTTGCAAGCGGTAAAAATCAATCGTTTGAATGATAGAATACACACAGCAAAGATTATTATTTGGTGGCTTATGGCCATTTTAATTTTATCAATTTTGATTTATCCACTATTTAAAAAAATAATATGACAAATATTATAATTTTTTGGTTTAAAGAATGCTTTCCTGTTTTTTGTATTTTTTTGCTGATTGTATTATTCTTTAACATGCTTGATAAAATTATTAAATGAAACTACTATTACAAAGAAAAGTATTGACCGATAAATACACACAAGGTGAACTGTATGTAAATGGAGTTTTTTTCTGTCATACCATTGAAGACAAAGTAAGGGCAAAAGCCGGCATGTGGAAGCGTATTTTTAAAGTGAAAGCGCAAACGGCTATTCCATACGGTATTTATCCTGTTGCGGTGACCTGGAGCCCACGATTTAAAAGATTGCTTACAGGAGTATTCAATGTACCTGACTTTTTGGGAATCAGAATGCATAATGGGGTCAGCGAACTAAGCAGCGAAGGGTGTATAATTGTTAGCCACCATGTAGAGAAACCGGGCAGATTAGTAAATGATAAGGCCGCGATGAACCAACTTTGCATCCTTATCGAGGATGCTCAGAAAAAAGAAAAGGTAACACTTGAAATCATTTAAAAAACTTTAATGAACAAAGCCGAAACTGCAAGAGAATACAGACAAAAATACGGGGCGTACATGCCCACATTGAAATTGGCTAGAATCATGTACGGAGAAAATGATTTGTTATTTAAACATGTAGAAGATGCTAGGAGTTCATTGAGATTTATTGAGGGCAAAAATGGTAACACAAAAGAATCAGCACTAAAAAAAACGGATGCCGATACAATAGTAACTACCGACCGACCGCGCAACCCTTACAATTTGCCTGCCTCGGATGAAACATCTTTTTTACCCTTTAATATTTCAGGCCACAAGAAGGTGGGTATCTTATCCGATATCCATTGTCCTTATCATAGCATTGAAGCGTTGTCATTAGCAATTACCGATTTAAAAAATGAAAAGATTGATGCATTATTATTGAACGGTGACACAATCGACTGCCATAAATTAAGCCGATATGTTAAGGATCCAAAGAAACGAAATTTTAAATTGGAACTAGACACTTTTAAATCATTGTTTGAAATATTTGAGCGTGAATTCAAATGTCAAATTTACTTTAAAATCGGGAATCATGAAGAACGATATGAGCATTTTTTACAAGAGAAGGCAGCCGAGTTAAAAGGGATTGAAGAATTTGAATTTGAGAATATCATAAAGGCGCGCGCGCGCGGCATTCACATCATTGGTGAAAAACGTATCATGAAGTTAAATTCATTAACAGGCATTCACGGGCATGAATACTTCGGCGGAACTTCCGCCGTCAACATTGCCCGTTCATTATTCACGAAGGCAAAAAGCGACAGCTTCCAGGGCCACAACCACCAAACATCAAACCATGTCGAAGTTGACATCAACGGAAACGAGATTAAGACATATAGTTTGGGCACATTGGGAGAATTACACCCGGAGTACTTACCTTTGAATAAATGGAATTGGGGATTTGGAATAGTGCATCTTGACGCTAATGGCAAAGATTATGAATTTCATAACAAACGTATTTTTAAAGGTAAAATCACATATTAAAAACTAAAACAAAAAAAATGACATTACTAGAAAATGCTGAAATAGATTATAAAAAAGTATTAAGCAGCGGAATGTTTTTTGAATTTCACCCAAACTATACAGGGGAATGGGAAAAAGACAAAATTAAATATTGTAAATATTGGAGTTCTATTCCAAGAATAAAAACAATAATAGAGCAGGATACCCCTGTCACCCCTGCCCACTACGGAGGAGCAAACAACACCTACGAGGCTATTAAAGTTATCGAAGCATGGGAGTTAAATTTCAGTTTGGGCAATGTGGTTAAGTACATCAGCAGGGCAGGTAAAAAGGAAAATACAATAGCCCTGCAAGATCTGTTGAAAGCAAAAAAATATCTTGAATTTGAAATTGCAAAACATGAAGCACTACACAGTTAAATATATCCTCAACGACCGAAAGATGCAAACAAAGGTATTTGCAGCCAATAAATATGATGCAATGAATCAAATCAAACAACGTTTACAAATCGTATCGGTGGAGGAAAAAGATGAAATAGTCGATAAATTAAAAAATATTTTCGGCATGAAATAAAACATAACTAACTGAAAATTAGCCACTTGCATAAAGTGGCTTTTTTTATTTTAAAAATGTTTGAAAAAAAAAAGTGTAAATCAAAAAAGTTTACATAGATTTGTGAAACAATTAGAAACCAACTAAAAACTAAAAACATGAACAACAAACACTACGAAGTAAACTTAGACAACGGATACACAGAACTTGTATCTACATTAGCGGAAGCAAGAAGTTATGTAAAAAATAATATGTACGATGCAAAAGTTGTCAGCATTGTTTCATCTAAATTTGATAAAAACAGTAACGAAAAAAGAAATTACATTAAATTCTAAAAACCTAAAACATGAAAAAAGACGTATTAACATTTACCGCAGCGATTGCATGGTGTTTAATCGGTATAAATTTTGTAACATTAATTTTATTCTTAACCCTATATTCAATCATTAAATTTTGGTAAAAAAAAAACAGGGCGGAGCGCGCGAAAACGCAGGCAGAAAAAAATGTGAGCCATGCACTTACATCAGTTTACGTGTACCACTAGCATCTAAACAACAATTTCTTAACGAACTAAAAATCAAATTACATGAGCTTAAAAAACAGCAAGCTAACCCCGGAGAATCTCCAATATTTAAAAGATAATATAAACACCACAAGGCAAGATATTTTGGCAAAAAAATTAGGCATAACAAAAAATCAGCTAAAACACGAGTTATTTTTTCACAAAATTTTTAGACGAACAAAAATTGATGAATATGCAACCCCTGAAAACTTGGAGTATTTAAAAGAGAACTGTAATACCCTAGACATTAAAACTTTGTGTGATCACATCGGGTTAACGGATAAGTCGTATTTATACAAAATGTTTATAAAATATAACATCTGTTTTCTAGGCCAAACAAAACAAAGTAAAATGCCTGAAGATGGATTTTTTCACCACGATCCTGAACTTCACACCATTTAATCAAAATTTTTTATACATTTACAAAACCAAAAAAAACAACATGAAAAAAGCATTAGAGTATTTCACACAATTTGAAAACACATTTGAGATGGAAAGGTTTTTTAACTTTACTATTAAGGGGGACACAATTGATGCAATGGGATATTTTACCAGGGAAAACATTGATTATTTTAAAAGCAAAAAATGTACTTTTGAATTTAACAATAGTTTAGGTATGTTAATTTCAACTTATATTGAATATGGTATCACTATTAGAATTATTTTAACTCCAACATCTTAACCCATGCCTGAAATATTAAAATTTATTATCGCAACAATTATCTTAACCTTAGCAATATTATACTATGTCTACATCATCATCCCCGTCCGTGAGGAAATCGAGGCGGGCGAAAGGGCACGAAAGATTAATAGGTTTATTGGCAGCACTACCACAGAGGGAAGCGCAGACGCTAATTCAGATACTAACTTGGAGGAGTTCCATCCAAACGACAATTTTTAAACCAATTAAAACAAATTAACATGGTAGAATTTAGCTACAAAGACTTCATAATCGAATATGATATTAACCAAGAAGGGGAGCTGGAAAGCTTCAAAGTTTTCGATGATGATCCTGGTAACGAGATTACGCAATATCTAATCGGCAAAGATATCGAGGATATCGAAACATTAATTTTCAACCATTACAAGGGCATACCACTACACACTAACCTTTTAAAAAATCAAAAATGAAAAATGAAATTGTAAGAGTTCAGGCGCAAAGTAGCCTAACGGAAATCATGTCAATTGGCAAAGCCTTTGCCGAAAGCGGCATGTTTGTTGATTGCAAAACCGCAGCGCAGGCGGTAGTGAAAATCCAAGCCGGGGCAGAAATGGGAATCCCTCCCTTCGCCGCAATGTCGGGAATCCACATCATACAGGGCAAGCCGACAGTAGGAGCCGGGTTAATGGCAGCCAACGTGAAGGCATCGGGAAAATATGATTATAGGGTAATCGAAAGCAGCGAAAAAATATGCTCAATTGATTTTTACCAGGGGAAAGAAAAAATAGGGAATAGTATTTTTACCATTGAAGATGCAAAAAAGGCAGGAACTAAAAACATCGACAAGTTCCCAAAAAACATGTTATTTGCCCGTGCCATCTCCAACGGTGTAAAATGGTATACACCCGATGTATTCGCTGGCCCCGTTTACACACCCGAAGAGTTTGACCAAGATCCGCAGCAAGTGGAAGCTATTGATATCACTTCGGAACTAGCGCACCATATAGGCAACTTAGACAAGTTACACACAGTTGACGAACTAAAACAATATAAAGCAATCTTGCCCGATTATATTGTAAAAGATGCTAGTTTTGTGAATGCAGGCAAAGAAAGGTACGGGGTTATAATGGCCGAGCAGGCATAAAATATGAGGTGCCAACCCCAAAACATAGTAAAAAAAAGTTGGTGGCAGCTTGGAAAGACAAGCACATGGTCAGGTGGCGGAATTGGCAGACGCTATAGATTAAGAAACCCCCACTACCCTAAGCACTAAAAATCTGTAAAAAGCCTGTAGTCCAGGGATTAACTAGATACTGACCTACTTAGGATGTGAAAGTCGCTAGAAAGGATAAATGGCAAATGGGTTTCTTACAGGTTCGAATCCTGTCCTGACTACTAACCAAATAAAAACAAAAAAATGGAATTAACAACACAAGGTATTTTAAGCCTATTTCAGACCACCAAAGCGGAGCGAAGTACATTCATTGCCGATGTAATGGAACGCATTGAAAACGGCACGGCAGACGCTATAAAAGTGCATTTACAGCTTAAGGCGATGGAAGAGATAGTAAAGACCTTAACCACAAACGAAAGTTATAAAACGCATTTGATAGATGCAGCCGAAAAAAACGGAAAAAAGTTTATGGCATTTAATGCGGAATTTAGTATCAAAGAAATGGGGCAAAAATATGACTTCACATATTGCGGAGATGTCGAACTTTTAGAATTTTACACACAACAGGAAAAGTTAAAATATCTTATTAAAGAGCGTGAGGATTTCTTAAAAAAAGTACCTGTTAGTGGAATGCAAAAAGTGACAGAAACCGGCGAAGTTATAACCCTATTTCCTCCATCCAAAACATCTACCACAACGGTTGCAGTAACTTTAAAATGAGCAAAAATAATAGTTTTAGAAAAGCATGGCACCACCTGCAAACGGCTCAGGATTGCTTCGAGGACTTTATCCGGGACAATGATGCACGAATGAGGGGCGCAATATTCGCACGGCGTTATTCGGCTAAAATATCATGGATGGTGCAGGACTTCAAAACAAGCCCGATAATGGATGAAGAAACGCAGGCCGATTTCATCGACACATTGAAAGAAGATCACTTTTTTTATGAAGAGATATCGGCAAAGTGTATTGATTTATTGCCCACACATAAAAAAATAATCCTTGAAATCATTGACAGGGTATTACAGGGCGAAAAATTACAAATAGAACTTAAACCTTAAAAACGGATACCGTAACGATAGCGGATTAACATGGAATTGTCATTAATATTTCGATTTACCGATAGCAATACTATAAAATTTAAATATGATTTTTCTGAAGAAGAAATATGTATATTGGTTGAGGATAAAGATGATGAAAATGATGCGCCAAAACATATCGAAAGTTTTAATTATCAACAAGTATTAGCAATTAGAAATTTTTGTAATGAATTTTTAGAAGAAAACAAACATTTAAAACGGACACTGTAACGATAGCAGCATAATCATGGAACTTAAAGCAACAGTAAAAAAAGTATTGTCAACAATTGACAGAGGAACTTTCAAAAGCCGTAAAGTTTGGCTAGTAGTTGACGAGGATTTGAAATATCCCCAGACCATCGAAGTTGAACTACAACAGGACAAATGTGAAATGTTCAAAGTAACGGAAGGCAGCACCATAACGGCGCATCTTAATTTGAGGGGCAGGGAATGGACAAGCCCCGAAGGTAAAACAAGCGTGTTTAATTCACTTGTTTGTTGGAAGTGGGATGTGCTTGTAGCTGCACAACAGGAAGTGCAAAGTGTTGCGCCATCTTTACCCGTAGCCGAATATGATCCAAAAGATTTGCCGTTTTAAATACAATTATTTGTAAACAAAAAAAGGGGGAGCAATCCCCCTTTATCATTAAACTGAAAAAAGATGAATGTACTTAGTTTATTTGATGGAATGTCCTGCGGCCAACAGGCATTGCAACGAGCCGGAATAAATGTAAATAATTACTTTGCAAGCGAGATTGATAAGTTTGCCATCCAGGTAACAATGGCAAATTATCCAAACACAAAACAGTTGGGAAGCGTTGTAAATGTTGATGGATATTCACTACCAAAAATTGATATTTTAATAGGTGGCTCACCATGTCAATCATTCAGCTTTGCCGGCAAACGAAAGGGTATGTCTACAAAGGATGAACAGGAGATTTTAACGCTTGATCATTATTTGCAATTGAAATCAGAAGGATTTGAATTCGAGGGGCAATCTTATTTGTTTTGGGAATACATGCGACTATTGAATGAGGTTAAGCCAAAATACTTTTTACTTGAAAATGTGGAGATGGGAGAAAAGTGGGAAAGGGTGCTAAGCAAGGCAATCGGGGTGAACGGCATTCACATCAATTCGGCATTGGTATCAGCGCAAAACCGCAAACGTATTTATTGGACAAATATCGGGCATGAACCAGGTGGACTGTTTGGAGATTTGGTTTGCAAGATTAAGCAGCCAAAAGATAAGGGGATATTGCTAAAGGATATTTTGGAAAGTGATGTGGATGAGAAATATTTTTTGAGTGAGAAAGCAATATTTAGAGTAACTGAAAATGGTAGAAGTAGACTAATAGATATAAATAATAAATCTGGTGCTATCTTATGTAATCAAGCAAAACAATCTACAGATATGATTACCATCGTCCACAACACCATGCCACGTTCATCTACAACAGGCAAAGGCGGGACAGGTCATTTGAGCCGCAATGATGGCGAAACATATTGCTTGGATACTGGCAATACGAATGCGGTGCAGATTGTGGCGATGAGGGGGAGAAACCCCGAAAACCCAAAAGGCAGGGTTAGCGGACTGAAAACAGAGCAACAACTTGAACCACGAACAGACGGCAAAACAAATTGTCTAACAAGTGTGAAAAAGGATAATTTGGTTAGACAACTAAATCCATCTTTAGAAAGTGGCGGAAAGCAGCCTTATCAACAAAATCGCATTTATGATGAAAATGGAATTTCTCCTGCATTGTGCGCACATAAATCTGACTTATTAATTAACACATCCCGTATCCGCCGCCTAACCCCTATCGAATGCGAACGCTTGCAGACAGTGGCAGACAATTACACGGCGCACGTTAGCGACTCACAGCGTTACAAGATGCTCGGGAACGGTTGGAATGTAGAAACTATTGTACACATATTAAATTACATAAAATGAAAACATTAAAATCATTACCAAATCTAACTAAAGAAGCGCAGGAAGTTTTTAATACTTATATTCGTTCTCGAGATTTTGGTTTAGTATGTATTAGTTGTAAGGGTAGCCATGTTTTGCAAGCAGGGCATTTTGTACCAGTCTATAATTCATCATTTTTAAGATTCAACGAATTGAATGTAAATGGTGAATGTAGGAGATGCAACGCATTCGATGAATTTCATGTCATTAATTACCGAAAAAATTTGATTGATAAAATTGGAAAGGATGCGGTTGAATGGTTGATAAAAAATCAAAGGTCAAAAAAAGTTTATACAAGATTAGAATTGAACGAAATTATTGAAAAATACAAACTAAAACCATAAACCATGCAACTATCGTACTTCACCGACCTGATCCACTTAGGTTTAAAACCAATACCCATAAAATGGGATGCAGAAACAAAGCAGGCAAGCAGCCATTTAATATCACATAGTAATATAACCGAAAATCATTATAACATAAATGAATTTCTTAGCAAAATAGAAAGTTGCAACGGCATTGCATTAAAATTGTTTGCACCGTTTGCAATCCTAGATTTTGATTTAAAAAACACGACAAACAAAAACATTTTTAGGGATTGGTTAGCAATAATCGAAAGTACCAACCCGGAGGTATTAAGAAAGATTTGCATTGAGGAAACACGCAACGCCGGATACCATGCTTACATCAAATTTTCAAAAGTATCGCATAAAGTAACGATAGCAAGCAGCGAAACCGGGGCGGAGGTTATCGCTTTGTACACCGGTGGCCTGTTGTCATATTGCACCCCTACGCCGGGGTATAATATGATTCATAACAACTTTGAGGATATCGAAGAACTTACGCAAGATGAGTTCGATTTGCTGACTTCCACGGCTTCAATCTTTAACGAATACAAGGAAACCATCAGCAAGGCGGAGCCGACACGTTACCCTGTTGAATACGAAAACTTTTGTTACCAATTTGACGACAAGATTAATGACGAATATTTTGAAAAGTTGCTAAATGAAATCGGCCTTTTTGAGATTAGAGATTTCAGGTATAACAACAAGCAGAAGTTTACCGCTTATTTGCGGAGCGGCAGCCTTGCAAAGTATTCTGCTAAGGTTTATTATTCGAGCCGCAAAGTGTTGCTGTTTACAACATCATTGCCCGGGTTCCCGAGTTGGGCAGATTGCAAGGGGGCAGGAGATAAGAGTTGGGTACTCACACCTTCCAAAATCCTGTACCACGTCCACGGGCGCAATTGGATAAAGGCACTTGAGCAAATTAATATCATGGCCGATTCGATGGGGATTGAACTTGTTGCAAAGACTAAGGCCGAAGAGAAAAAAGATAGGGCATTTTTCCCTTACGACATTTTCCCGCAACCTATACAGGATTACATCCAATCGCACACCATCCAACACGAATATTTGGGCGCGTTTTTTCTCACATCGCTAACAACCGCAATCGGCAACACCTGCTACCTCGAAGCGTTGGACGGATGGAACGTTAAGCCGTCTTTATACCTAGCAGTTGTAGCGCACGCAGGCGGCGCAAAATCCCCTGCATTACGTATTGCTTACGAATACCTACATGCGCACGATTCAGAGAACTATAAGAGCCACAAAATTAAACAGGTGGCCTATAATGAAGAACAAGTACAAAGCAAGGACAAAAGGAACGGAACGCCCGGATTTAAACCAACTTTGCAGCAAACGATTATAAATGATGCAACAATAGAAACCGTTATAAATGTGCTTCAATTTAACCCGAAAGGCTGCACACTTGTGAGTGACGAGTTGGCCGGATGGATGCAGCGGATGAACGCTTATAAGATGGGCGATGATGTGCAAAAATGGCTGGAGATTTGGGATAGTTCGCCGGTGATGTTGCAGCGCATGAGCCGGGAGGAATCCAAGATAACCGACTACATTTGTAATGTGGTGGGCGGCATCCAACCGGGCGTATTGGAGCAGCTGAGCAACGGTGATAATCAGCACAACGGATTTTACCACCGCTTTCTGTTTTGTTACCCTGATCCGCAACCCAAAGCACCATTTGAACAACTTTATAGGCCAACACATTTAAAAGCCATTGTGGCCGATTTATTCGCAAGCCTTATGAAGTACCGACAAAGCGAAATAAAGGATAAATACACGATGTCAGATGACGCGCGGGCACTTTATAAAACATGGCACGATGGTAAAAATGTAGAATATAATAATGCAACGGAGGATAATTGGAAAGGTATAATAGCAAAATATCAAGGTTACTGCCTACGGTTTGCTTTAATCCTCCAGGTAATCGAAGATGGGGAATATAGGACATGCGAGATAAGCGAGGCTGTAATGGACCGGGCAATAAGGTTGACGGAGTATTTTATTGATAATATGAAAAAGGCATTAAAGTTGTTGGCACCTGGGGAGGTAACTACTAAGCTAAAAGGTAAATATGCAAAACTTTATGATAAGTTAGAAGATAAGTTTTCAATGGATGAAGCAGTTACAATTGCAAAAGAATTTGATGTAACTAAAAAGACTTTAAAGGTATGGATGACTAGAAATAAAGAATTATTTACAAAATCAGACGATAATAAGACTTTTGAAAAGAATTTTGATAAAGAAAAGTAAAAAAAGTTACATAGTTACATTTGAGTTACATTAGTATGTAACCGATGTAACCCACGCCAGTATTGAGTTTTAGGTCAAAAGTTACATAGTTACATGGTTACATAGTATACAGAAAATGTAAACTTATTATTATTATATAATATATGTACTATAATAACCCATTTTTCTATTCTTACACGGAAATGATGTAACTATGTAACTTTCCGCTTAAAGCCAATACTACATTAACTTTCAGGAGTTACATGCAAATGTAACCTATGTAACCAATGTAACTTTTTTAATAAAACCATAAAATCATAATATGAAGAAAAAACTAAAATTATATAAAAACAACTATACAGGAACGATAACATTGAACTATGCAGGCGAATGCGTAAGGGTAAAATGTTACAACAGCAGATTAAACAGGCAAGCAATAATAAACGAATGGCGCAAACTTTATAATCTGGACAGGTTCAACGCTTATATCGAAATTGCACCACGATAAAAATATTTTTGAAAAAACTTTTGAAAAAAGTATTTTGTATTTCATAATTGATTAGCTTTGTGTTCTAAACCGAAAAACATGACAAATAAAGTAAAATACGCAACTGTTAAAATGATAAGCTCAAAAACATATGCAGTAATTGACAGCGCAAATCAATGTTTATTTGCAACAGATACATTAAAAAAAGCAAATAATTTTTTAGCAAGACTTTTGAAAAATGCAGGATATTAATCATAACCAAAAAAACAGGGGTGCGGCTGCAACGCATGATTAATATGAGAAATCTAAAATTTAGAGCAAAATGCTCAAAAACAGGCAAATGGACCTACGGCTATTATGCTCAGTATAACCTAACCAAAGGACAAGTAAGACACGGAATAATTGAGGCGGACAAACCTGTAAATGTAATCACGATTGACCCCGATACGCTGGGGCAGTTGGTGACCATCCAAGACGGAGTTGAGATTTATGAGGGGGATTTGGTGGAGGATTATTACAATGATGAAGGCGAGAATTATGTAAGCCTATTCCCGATTGTTTTGGATGAATCAAATTTATGTTGGGCAATCGATACATCATTTTATAGGAATGGCAAGGATCTTACTTCGATATCAGAGTGGTTCGGTAAGGTCTTGATAAAAATCAATAGTAACATTCATGACCAAAAAATAATAATATGACACCTAAAGAGAAAGCTATGGAATTAAGCTGGAAATTTTCTGAATATTCCCATACTGATTTTAATTATAGTAAAGGAGGGTATCAAATTAAAACACAAATAGAAAATGCTAAAAAATGTGCAATTATTGCAGTGGATGAAATATTAAATAATACTCCAAAATACTTAGGTAGTTATTGTAATCAAAATGAGATAAAATTTTGGAACGAAGTGAAAACCGAAATAGAAAAGTTATGAATGAAAAAACACAAAGTGCAGTAGAATGGTTGCAGGAAAGATTTTACTATACCCAAGGTCAATTAATTGACCTTGATTTTGGTAAAGCAAAAGAGATGGAAAATCAAGAAAAAGAAAACTATTCCATAAAATGTGATTCAATAAGATATTATAATGAAGATCAAGATTAAAAACAAAATTATGACAGCAGTAGAATGGTATAAAGAAAGATTAAAGTTTAGGTTTATAAATGGAGATATAGAAGAAAGTATATATAATAAAGCCAAAGAAATGGAAAAGCAGCAAAAGATTGATTTTGCGAAAGCTTTTTATGATAGCCTTTTTCAAGATGCTGAAAGTTATCACAATTATTTAGAATCAAAAAAATAAAACATGAAATACTTAATCTTACTTTTAATGTTGGCAATAACAAATGAACTGCCAAAGCATAAGAAAAAACATAAAAAAGAACATATACGAAAAGTTCCAATATTTTACTAACTTTGCCACATGAGTGATTGCAATCATATAATTGAGCAGATTTATAATAACGAACAGTTAAACAAACTGATAAGTAAGATTAACCCGGAATCCATCCGGGACGATCTAAAGCAGGAGGTTTGCCTGGCGTTGCTCGAAAAAGATTGCGATTACTTAACGATATTGCACCATGAGGGTAATTTAGTACGATATACGCTGCGGATTGCCTGGATAATGGCAACAAGCAAAACGAGTACTTTTTACCACAAGTACAAAAAAAGTGAGTTGCTGGAGGCGGTTAAGTATTTAAGAAGCTTGCAGGGTGAAGAAATCCCACCATCCTACGCGGACAAAGCGCGTAAAGTGTTAGACAGCAAGATATTAGATATTTACGAGGATCATGAGCGGCGTATCTTTAACAAGTATATTGAACTTGGCAAAATGCGAAGGGTAGCAAGGTATTTTAATATTCCACATATGCACGTTAGCAACATAGTAAATAAGGTTAAAAAAGAATTAGAAAATTTGTAAACCAATTAAAAAAAATAATATGACACCAAAAGAAAAAGCGAGCGAGTTATTTGATAAATTTTATTTTGCAAAAGATAAAGATGGTTATCATCCAATGAATCAATTTATAGCCAAACAATGTGCAATTATTGCTGTAGATGAAATGTTGAATATGTGGATTAATATACATTCAGATTTTATTAAAATGTATATGATAAAAGGAAAGGTTGAAGAAACTGCGACATATGAATTTTTGAATAAGGTTAAAAAAGAATTGGAGAATTTATGATGTTAATTAGCAGTATTATAATATCAACACCTCTTTGGTTAATTGCAATAATGTTAAAAGAATTAAATAATAAAAAATGATATACACCATCCTCGCCGCTTTATGCGCATCCTACTATTTAGTCAACGTTGCATTGTGGCATATACCGCTGCAAAGGGCATTAAAACGGCACAGGGTTAAACCGTTTGATTGCGTGCAGTGTTTATGCGTTTGGTTTGCCATCGGCCTTTATTTTGCCCCTGTTGAGTTCAGGCAGTTTGTAGCGGTGATATTTGCAACGGGAGTAATCGGAAGTAAATTAAAATAAAATATATGGAACATTTTTTTTATTTTATGGCTGGTTATATTTGGTGCGGTATTTTAAGATTATTTTCTAATTATTTAAAAAAGTAATATTATATGACACCAAAAGAAAAAGCAAAAGAAATATATGATAAAATAGGCAAAGAAATTAGCCGACCTATAAAAAGTGGTGGATATAGATTTAATGCTATCCATGCAAAACAATGTGCATTAATTGCAATAGAAAGAAATATAAATACATATACCGAATTGGTAAATATTATGAGTGATTTTTCAAATGAATCAAGACAACTCATTTATCAATTAATTGAAAATGAGCAACAAGTAAAAACCGAAATAGAAAGCCTATGAACATACTCGGATTAAGCCAACAAACAAGCGGTTGCGGATACCATCGAATACTTTTACCCCTTGCCTACATGCAAGGGGTATCCGCGTATGTAACCAATTTTATCACGGAAGATAAAATCGAAGGTGTAGACCTGATAACTTACAACAGGCTTTGCCCGTATGATGGGGACTGGGCAGGATTCCGGAAGTTGATGAATTATCCTAAGATTGTCATGGACATTGACGATTACTGGGTACTTCCGCCAAATCACATAAACGCCCTGGATTATAAACACCACACCCCGAAAATCATTGCCAACATTCAGGATGCAGACGCGGTAACCGTGACTAATTGGCAATTGGCTGAGCATGTTTACAAATACAATAAAAACGTACATGTAATGCCGAATGCCCTCCCGTATGGAGTTAATCAATTTCACGACCGCAAAGTGGAATCCGATAAGGTGCGTATTTTTTGGGGCGGCGGAAGTAGTCACGCGGCGGACTTGGAGATATTACGCAACCCATTGAAAAGGTTTTACGCCCCTAACATACAAATGGTTCTCGGAGGTTATACGGACGTAAATTTAGAATCCAAACAGGTTTGGGGCAAGATGGCTTCAGCATTCACAAACGGCGGGCATTTAGATAATGTAAAGATTCCAGGAACGCTTCCAACTGTTTACATGGACATGTATCAACATGCAGACATTTGTTTAATACCATTGGAAAATTCAACATGGCACGCCTGCAAATCAAATTTGAAATTATTGGAGGCTGCCGCAAAAGAGATACCCTGTATAGTTTCAAATGTTGCCCCGTATAATACCGATTATGATTGTCCGGCGTTCTTTGTCAACAAACAAAAGGATTGGGCACAATATTTGCAGCTATTAATTAACAACGAAAATTTAAGACAAACAA